TTCTATCAAACCTGTTAAGAATAACAAGCAAGCTTCGGCTAAGGCCCCTAGGGACCTGCCTTGCTTCTTGTCATTCTCCGGGTTAGATTCTGCGAAACTTTCAACGGCCTAATTACTTAATAATCCATTGGATTCTTCAGTAGTTAAGGGCGGCGAAAATTCGAGATCCAACTACCTAGAGATTTCATTTACTGAAACTTCAGCTAGAAGGGCTCCTCTCATGGTTTTAATCATGAGTTCGCAGATTGAACTAATTAAGTGGATTTCCGTTATCCTTTTGGATCGGTAACCCATCTAATGTTCATAGAAATCACAGACGGCAGCAGGGGTACCTTTAACACTCTTCCAACCCTTAGTTTCAGCGTCCATCAAATAGTTCGTTAAGAGGTAAGACCTCGTTGCGACAGATGATAGACCGGAAATAGGGAATGGAGTTACTTCTTCAGAGGCATAGAAAATTCGCTTAGCGAATTCTCCAATCGTCTTAGACGAAAATGTCTTTTCAGAAGAAACTTCAACCCCTAAGGATTTGATTCGTGCTTGGTATGCTTCAGCCAAACGGTCGTCACCTATCATTACATCATCTCCTAGCATTACATATTTTGCTTCACCCCAAGGGGTGTTACAATCCATGCAAGCCTGGAACATGACGAAATGATGGGCTAAAGTCGTGGTGGCCCATGATGAGTAAGCTCCCATTGGAGTCCCAGTTGCGTACGTTATGTACCCAATTGCGGAATCGAATGGAAGCCCTACCATTATAAACTCCCACGCCTCGACGTAACATTTAGGTAAAACACCCTTTAAAACTTCTGATACAAATTTGATCGGGAATCTATCAGTGAAGGCCGAAAGGTCTACACTGTGGAATACCGGCCAATTTTCTATCTTAGTTTTAAAAGACCCTTGGTCAAATGTACAGTCCTGTGGGATTTTCTTCTAAACCCGATAAGACCAAGAGTGCTAAGGTCGTAGAACTGTTTGGGACATATAGTCCTATTCAGCTACAACCCGTACTTTTAGTTCCTTATCAGGAAAGAATACAATCTTTCTCTAACGAGATATTGGAGCAAATACCGCACTAGTGATAGCGCGAATATGAGCAATAATATCAGGATTTTCCAGAAGAAGTTGTAACTTCTCGGCGAATACAGGTCCTCCAACTAGTTTTAGGTTTTCAATCTAAGCTAGTGGTAACATGTACACTTCGTGAAGACTTGAGCCAAGAGCATGCCCTATTGGGCCTGCCTTTGAGCTAAAGTGGAATTTCTTCCATAACAAACTCTTCGGTAGTTCATTTGTGCCCAGGTGGTAACCTAAAGCTACCCAGAAAGCCATTAATCCATTAATATTATAAGGAGTCCCTTTAATAGGGGCCTTAGTAATAGTAGTGAAATTAGGAAGCTTTCCGAGTGACTAAGCTCTGGTAGAAAAGAGGATTGTCTACTAAAGACGGAGTATAACTCGGTCTTTACATGACACATGCTCTCTCTATTCAGAACCTAGTGCTTTAGGCCACCCTTTAGGTGTAGAGGCTATACCTTTCACAAACAGTCCGTCCTCGGACAAGAAGTGTAATAGTTGTGTACGGACACCTTTAACAGTGTTAATACATTCTATTATCCCTCTTGTTTCTTGGACTTTCTGGAAGTGATCGATCATAGGCCTAAATAACTCCAATCTAATGGTAGAACTCGAATTGAAAACTCGGGCCTACCAGCACAAGATAGCCGGTAAAACGACCCAGAGATTCAATTGAGTTATACGGAAATATTTCCGTGTAGTTCTAATGAATTTCTTTGTTGTTCTATTGGTTACTTGTGGTAGTAGATTGCCAACTTCCTACTCCCTGATAGTATTATACCAGAATCTATAAGTTTACTTGTAGGTTAGGGTGTAAGCCTGTTACAGTAGGTAGTTCGCAACAAACTACTATATGATTGGTGATATAAGGGACTATCTCGAGAACTAAATCTTAATCTTGTTACAATCGTCTAAGGAATCTTGCCATTTTGGTAATGATTCTTGAGCTGTAGTTTACTATAGTTTTGGCTATACACTCAGTTATCCAGGGGATGTATTATTACACCCTAAGGAGCTCAGTGGCTGGCCGGATTTTAGAATCTCTCTCGGTTAGAGCGGCTACCATAGGGATACCATCCCATGGGCGTCACGCAATCGCGAAAAGAAACTTCTATATCCACTATCGCTCTACAGACATCGCAAACTGCGAAGACTGATTAGACTTAAATAACTAGATGTGGACCTAGCAATTACTATATTATTAGTCATTGATCGGTTCCCTTACGGGTCCTGTGATTGAACAATAATAAAGTAGTTGCTTTGCTAATTCTAAGAAGGTTGTAGGCCGTGTTACGGGACGCAGAGCAATCTGCGCGTGTCTCTAGG